CTTTACCGGTTGCGGTCTGACCACCTTGGCGCGGCATTACCAACAACTTGCCGTCCGCGACTTTGGCCGTGCAGTCGTACTGCTTGGCCAGCCGGGTGATGAAGTTAAAATCGGACTCGTTGAGCTGATCGACCCGCGCGACTTTGGTCGAGACCGGGCACACTGGCTGCCAACCATTGCGCGCGGCGATGTCGGCCACGATTTTCGACAGCGGCACGTCTTCCCAACTTCCGCTGCGGATGGTCTTGCCACTGCCGCGCATGTCGCTCGCTTTGCCCTTGATAACGATCGTGTCCGGAGGGCCAGAAACCTCAACCGTGTCCACCGTGTAACGGCCCATACGCGTCAGGGCCGTTTCGGCATAACCCAGATAGACCTCAATCGAGCTGCCACGGCGTGGCAATTGCACCTGACCATCACGGTCGTCGATACGTAATTCAAACTCGTCGGACTCCATGCCCGGCTTGTCAGAGGTGCGCAGTAACAACAGCCGATCATTGATTTTCGCAGTGACGTCGGCCCCATCGGCGACGATTCGAAACATTGGAGTCATGATTTTTTTCCAATAAAAAACCCGCACAAGGCGGGTCAGAAAAACAATATGGCGTTACGCGTAACGCAGCGCTGCGCCGGCGAATGCATCGCCCCGGGTCAATCCCACAGGCTCACGCCCTCATTGGTTGGGCTGGGCAGATCCGGCAGGACGATAACAACGCCGTACCGGAACGGCTGAGGCTCCTCGGCCAGCCCCTGATTGGCATCAAGCACAGCCTCGACGCTGCCATTCAGATGGCCGTAAACGTTGTTGCAAATGACATCGAGCATGTCGCCATCAGACGTCCTGCATGTCTTCGCCATACCGCTCAAACTCCAAAGTGAAACCCTGTTTGCGGGGAATGCCGCCGTGCAAAAAAGCACCCTGCTCATCGTTGATCGTCTTCAGGCACCACGTCCCGATCACCTCGCCATAACCCGTGGTCATGGTCAGCGGTTGAAGCCTGGCGCCGATGGAACGCAACGTGTCGAGCTGCTTTAAGCCACCTTTAAAGCCCGGATAGATCGTGCCTTTGAGCGTCAACTTTTCATCGCCCATACCGATGGCCTGCTTCGCCGGCCGGCGCGTCAGCCGCTCCTGCGAAGCCCAGCGGAACTCAGTCGAACGGCTCAGCTCATCAAAGGCCGCCGTGTCCAGGTTGAAGTAATACGGCTCAATTTTCGGATCGCGCGGCTGGATGATCATCAGGTGCGGGAACGGCTTCACCGCCTCCGGCGCGGGTGTGGCATCCACGGCAAAGGAACTGGTGGGCACGATGTTGGCCAGCGACGGGCTCACCTTGCCGGCGACGTTGTTGATCGCCGTGGCCGCCTTGCCCGCCTGTTCCTTCAACGTGCCCAACCGCTCCTGTACTTCGGCCGCCGCCCGGGTGGCGCGGCCGTACACCGCCGCCACCTGACCGACCTTGGCTTGAGCCGCATCGACGCCGCGCATCACCCGCTGAAGCTTGGCGCCGATGGCCGGCCCGACAAACGGGATGTTCTCCAACTCGGACGCGGCGCCGGTCAGCTCGCGGATCGCGCCATTGACCGGGGTCAGCATGCCGTCAGCACTGCGCCGCCCGGTTTCCGCTGCCTCGACCAAATACTTCAGGCCCGATTGCATGCTCTCCATATAAGCCATGAGGCCTCCTTATACATGGGGTTCGTCGTACAGCTTGGCGGCATTCTGTTTCGCAGCGCCTTCCATCATTCGCTGCATGTGTGGCATCAGATCCTGCGCCAGACGCTGGGGGTCTTTGACGTCGCCCTGCACCGTGACCGGCATGCTCAGTGAATACTGAAACTGCTGATCCACCTTGGCAGGCACCGGTTTCTCCGGCTCTTTGGGTTGAATGGCCTGCGCTGCCGACTTGAGCGGCGCCGTCACCGCCATCGAGCGCGCCGCATCACCCAATACCGGGCCTTGCTGCGCCGCTGACGCCATCATGAGCGGCGTGGTCGGCACGGGCGCCTTTGGCTTTTCCTCGGGCTTTTCATCCTCGCCACCAAACAGCGATTTACCCAAGGATCCGCCCAACGCCGCACCGCCCTGACTGCCAAGGTAGGCACCGATCATGCCGCCGATGGCCGTTCCGATAATCGGCACCACCGAACCAATGGCCGCGCCCGCCGCAGCACCAGCCATGGTGCCGGCCAGGTTGCCAGCGGCCTCACCATAACCCTCAGCTTTTTCATCCTTGGTCTTGGCGTTTTGAAAGGTTTCAACAGCCATCGCGCCGGATTCCAGCAGCGTACCGCCAGGAATGATCTTGCCCACCTTGCCGACCTTACCGACGGCGTCTGCGACGACGCCGAGCTTGGACAACGCCCCACTTGGAACGGAAGGGACTGACGGCAATGGGATCGGGACAGGGGGACGCGGTGCCGGAACAGGTGGCCGTGAAGCCGGAACAGGCGAACCCAAAGCCGGAACAGGTGGCCGCGAAACCGGCACAGGCACACGCGGAGCCGGCGCAGGTGGCCGCGAAACCGGTACAGGCGCACCCGGAGCCGGCGCAGGTGGCCGCGAAGCCGGAACAGGCGAACCCAAAGCCGGAACAGGTGGCCGTGAAACCGGTACAGGCGCACGCGGAGCCGGAACAGGTGGCCGTGAAACCGGTACAGGCGCACGCGGAGCCGGCGCAGGTGGCCGCGAAACCGGTACAGGCGCACGCGGAGCCGGAGCTGGTGGACGTGAAACCGGTACAGGCGCACGCGGAGCCGGAACAGGTGGACGAGGCGCAGACAGACGAGGCCCTCTCGAACTCGGCAACGACCGGCGCCGAGCGCTGCGCCTTGCCCCACGTCCACGTCGACGCGATTCGCCCGACGCATCCACACCGCCACCCATAGCGCCGGCATTGACGACGAAAACCTTTCTGACGCCGTCGTTACCTGCATCAGCTGCAGTACCAAGGCCACCGCCTGCTGCCGCTTCTTTCACACGCGAAACAACATCCAGGCCCGTCGCTACCAGATCAAGTTCTCCGGGGTTTTTATTGCGGGCTTCGCTTCCACTCCTGCCACCTCGCGACCCACGCGCAATGTTTAGCAGCCCCTTGCTGATCTTGATCGTGCTAACGATACCTTTTAAGGCGACCAGCCCAGCCCCGACCGTGGCGATACCGGCGACTACCCCGGGCGCGCTATCAGTCAGCGACGTGATGCCCTTGGTGAGTTTGGTCAGCGTCTCGGCCACGGTGTCCGTTACCGGGCGCAGCGCGTCCCCCACGCTTCGCATGGCGTCATCCATCGACTGGGCCATTTCGGCCCACTTCTGCGATGATGACTCACGCCGCTCGGCGAGGTTTTTATCGAGGATCCCGGTCGCCTCGCGCGAATCGTTTTTAAGCTGGCTGTAGAGCGCCTTGTTCTGCATGAAGGCCGACAGCGCCGCCTTGACCTGCATGTCAGCGAACAGGTCGCCGGTGCGCAGCGATTCTTCAAACGAGGCCATCATGGCCTTGGCCTTTTCTGGATCGGCTTCCTTGCTGATTTTTGAGGTGGCTTCGGCCATGGCCGCAGCACGCTTCGGATCGGTCGCCTGAATGTATTTCTGAGCCAGCCCCATACTGGTTTCAAGCGTCGACAGGCCGTTTTGCAAACCAGTCTTCATTGAGCCGTCATAGTCAATGCCGGCTTTTTCGTAGGCCTTGACCGTGTCGGTCGAGCCGATTTTGCCCATCCAGTTTTTCAGGTTGTTGGCCGCTTCGTCCGAACTGCCGGCCTGCTTCATCTGCACTTGCAGCATGGCGCCCAGTTGCGTCACGGCATCCAAGCCGGTGATGCCTTGCGCGGCCATGTTGGCCAGCAGTTCCGGGAACCACTTGGCCATGTCGGACGCTTCGAAGCTGCCTGCCTGACCTTGGTAGGCGATCGCTTCCAGCGCCTGCTGCATCTGCTTGGGATCGGTGATCTTGGCGTTCTGCCCCAGGGCGTTGATCATATTCGCCGTGTCGACGCCGCTGGATCCCTGCCCCACGACAAACTTGGCGGCAACCGGTGCGTACTCAAGCGCCTTGCTCAGCTCCATACCGGCGCCGACCAACTGATTGACCACATCGGCCACATCGTTGCGCGCCATGCCGGTATCGCGTGAGGTGTCGATGATCTTGCGCGACATCTCCTGCTCTTGCGGCTTGTTGGCAATGCCGGCCTTGATCGCGATGTCACGCACAATGGCGCCATAATCAGCGCTGACCTTGGTCGGCACTGCCATGGCACCGACGCCGACCACCGCTGCACCGACAGCGCCCTTCATGCCCTTTACACCAGAATCAATCTGTTGATGCCCCTTGGCTTTCAGCTCGGCTTTGTTGGCCGTCTGCGCCATCGAGCGATAGGCTTTTTCCAGCCGGCCGACTTCGACCCCCTGCTTTTTCAAGCTATCGAGGTTCGAGTTCAAACGGTTGAGTAATTTGGACGCGCCGGCCGCGCCGGTGTCGTGAGCCTTTTTCCATTCTTCGCGCAGGCGGATGGTGTCGCCAATCGTGCGCTGCAGCACGCGCGCTTTATTGCCTTCCGCCTCAAGGCGTTTGATACGCCCGGTCACATCTTTGAACGCGGCGCCGACCGTCGAACTGACGGCGCCGCCGATCACCAGCCCGAGGGCGATTTTGTTTGCCATGTGATGGCCCCCATGTGCCCAGCACTACCCAAAGCGGCTCAATCCGTGAGCCACCACACCATGTCCGCGAACGGCATCGACTGGATCTCGGCGGCGGAAAATCCGGTTTCCGCCGCCAGACGTTTCGCCGCCGACTTGATAACGCTGGGGTTAAAGCCCGTCGTCGTTGTCCATGCGAAAATAGCCGGCCTGCAAGCGGTTAAAATCCACCAGCTTCAGCCCCTCCAGATCCGCCACCGGCGCACCGGACAACGCCGCAAACAACACCAGTTCGCGCTGCTCATCGTCACCACCCACTGCACGATTGGCTGCCCGCACGTCGCCCACGGTCGGCGAACGCAAGGCCAGCTTGTCGACGGTCACGCCGTTGATTTCGCTCGGGCACGACAGCGTCACCAGCACCTGATCGGTGGTCAGCGACAACCACGCCGGCATCGAGTCCGAATAATCGGTTTTCGGCACCAGGTGCGAATACGCCGCCTGCACGCGGCGATAATCCGCCAGCTTGAGGCCTTCCAGATCCTTCAGTCCGACTTCGGCGAGACCGGCGAACAGCATCAGTTCGCGTTGTTCGTCGTCCCCGTTGGCGGCACGGTCAGCCGCACGCACCTCACGCACGGTCGGATTGCGCAGGGTCAACGTCTCAACGTCGACGCTGTTCGCTTGGCTTGGACGGGTCAAGGTCACGACGGCGTTGAGCGCACTGAGTGACAGCCAGGCCGGCAGGTTTGAAACGATTACTTTGGTCATCTGAATCTATCCTTACATGCCGAGCGCGGTGCGCACTTCGAGCAATTGGTCTGTGCCGTCGATCACCTGAACGCCGGCGACCATGTCGATTTCGTACATCAGACGCCCGTCGATTTCGAGCTTGTAGTACGTGACCGCAATTCCGTATTTGATCTCGGCCGCGTCCCCTGCTTTCCAGTCACCCAGATCGACCTCTTTGAGGCGACCGCGCAGAGTGGCAACGACCGCTGTCACCGCGCCCTTTTGGCCCCTGAAGGCACCCCGGAACGTAGCATTGAACGCCGTGCCGTCAGCCAGGCCGAAGTACTTCAGCGACTCGCGGCGCACACCCTTGGTGACAAACGAGGCCTCCATTTTCTCCAGCCCCTGATCCATCTCGATGGGGCCGGTCATGCCGCCCCCGCGATACTCATCGGTCTTGGTGGTCAGCTTGGGCAGCGTCAGGCTCGGGACGTCGCCGGAGAAATTCACACCGTCGACGAACAGATTGGTGTTGTACAAAGTTTGAGGAATCATCGGTTACGCCCCCTTAGGCTGCTTCAAGCACTTCGGTCATCCATTGATCGGTGACTTCGAAAAGGAAATTCGGGTTTTCTGCCGGCGGCACGTCGGTGAAACGGATACGCCAGTACACCTTGCCCTGGGCGATCTGGCTGGCCGTGTTCAGCTCGGTGTCGGGGAACACTTCAAAGTTGATGATCGCGCCCTGAGCTTTCAGGTCGCGCATGAACGCATCCAGACCGTTGGTGACATCCGTCACGTAGGTCTTGGTGATCGAGCGGTCGACCGCCCATTTGTGCCCGGCCTGCACCGCATCCATGAGGATGAACAGCGTTCTAACGCGAGTAACAAAAGCCCACTTCGGATCGCTCGACAGCGTGCGGTTGCCCCACAGGCGGTAACCGTCATCGCGAATGATCGTGGTGATATTGGCGTTGTTGAGCAGGTTGGCCCGGCAAGTTTCGTCGCCGTCCAGGTACTCGACCGCACGGCCGGTGCCGGTGATGCCGGTCATTTCCTTGTTCGATGGCGAGGCCCAGAAACCGTATTCAGCATCCGTCCACGCAAACAGGCCAGCCGCCCAAGCCGAGCCGGGCGCGTCGACCGTCGAGCTGGTGACGGTGTCCCAATACTTCACACCCGGGTCAACCATGAACAGGTTGCGACTGCCGAAGTTCTCGGCGTAGGCAATCGCGGCCTCGTCGGTCGTACCCGGGCCGTCGATGATGCCGATAGCGCGCAGTTTCTGCGCCACGCTGTCGAGCGCAGTGGCCACCGCCTGAGTCGCGGTGTGGCCCGGGGCGATCAGCAATCGCGGCTGGGCGTTGAACAGGCTTTTACCGTCGAGCAGCGCCTGCAAACCGGTGCGCTGCCCCGAGGCCAGAACGCCGCCGATGATGGCCGAGGTTTGCAGCGCAGGGTCTTCCAGCTTGGCCACGCCGATGGCGACGATCACCGCCTTGGCTTTGACGTAGATCGCCTGACAGGCCTTGGTGATTTCCGAGTCGGCACCGAAGGCGGCAATGGCTTCGCGCTCGGTGGTGATCAACTTCAGTTCGCCGGCCTTGGCCGTACCGCCGCCGAGCATGCCCGGGGTGAAGGTGGCGCACAGGCCGATAATCGACGAAGACGGCAGCGAGATGGTGCGCGCCCCCGTCTTGACATCAGTGGTGGTGACGCCGTGAAAGAAACTCATAAAGTCCAATCTCCAAAAACGAGAAAGCCCCGCATAAGCGAGGCTGTTAGGGGTGAATGCGTTACGCGTAACGGAATAGAAAACGCCCCGTCAGTGCGGGGCGTTTAGTTGGGTTGCTCGGCCAGCCAAGGCGGCGCCGGCGGACGATGTTCAGCGAGCGGAAATTCCTCGCCTTGTGGCCAGTCGCGCAACTGCCGGCGGTACGCTTGCAGTTCGGTGTATTGCTCAGCAGCGAGGGTGGTTGAACCACCCTCCTCGACCTCGTCGCGATGCCGGGACACCAGCGGATCCGTCAATGCCAATTGCGCATCGCGCCAAGCGCGCTCAGCTTCGGCTAACGCCTCGGCATCCGGCGGCGGCGGATCTATCGCAACCGGATAACCGTCACGATCGGGGACAATCAACTTGCCCTCACTTTGTGCGGCCACAAGATCCGCGTGCAGCTCATCAGTAACTTCCTTGGCACCGTTTGGAATAGTGCAGCCTGGGCTTCCAACTTCCCCGTGAACATCGGAGTCAAAAAAGCCGCCCCGAGCTTCATCGATACAACTGTAAAACTTGGCCATGCTTAGTACCCGATAGCGATGTAGTCAAAGTAAAAGTTGGCATTCGTCCCGCGAGAAATGGTAGCGCCCGACTTGTCACGCCCATTATGCGAGTACGTAGCGCCACCGGTTTGCCAAGGCGTGAGCAACAGACCGACGCAGACATTCGGAAACGACATCGGGAATGTCAGAGGAATAGTTGCTGCAGTCGAAGCGTTTGCGATATTCCCCACTTTGATCATTAGCCCCGGAAGCTGCTGACTGGCAGCAGTGCCCGATAGGACAGCGGCAAAATCTGAGTTTTTCGCGAGGCTGGAAGTGGCTTCTAATACCGTCCATTGCGTACCGCTTGTAGCGACAAACTTGGCCGACTGCCCGGATTTCATCGGGTACAACGCAGACATTCCACCGGACTGATCCTGAATCGATCCGGCGCCCGGAGCGTTAACAACCCCGCCAGTCGACGTGCAAAACACCGTAAACGCAGCACCCGAAGGAACCCCCATTGCATCAGGTGTCGGCAGGGTCAAGGTATATGGCCCCGACGAGTGAAACCAAATCAGAGCACCAATATCACTCGCAGTCAGAACGCGCGAAGCTGCAACAACCTGAGACGATGAGTAGCTATTCAGGGCTCTTTGCACAAACTCAGTCGTTGCCAGCAGCTTGCTGTTATCGAATCGCGCCGGAGTGGAACCGTTCACCTTGGCATATTGCAATTGTGCGGTGCCGAACGCCCACCACGCCGCCTGAGTAGGACTGGTCACCACTGTCAGCGAGGCGCCCGGCTGCAAAGGGATGCTGACGGGATGGGCGCCGCTGCCGACGTTGTACGAATCCGCACCCGCACACTCAACGTTAACGACGCCGCCACCAATGTTAATAAAGTGGATTGCACCGCCATATGTCATGGCACTGGCCAGCGGCAGAGTGAGCGTAAACGAGCCAATGACAGTGACCAGCGTGCCGGCAGACGCTGTCGTCAGCGAGGCCGCTGCCGTCAAACTGGTGAAGCCGCGATAATTGCCAGCTGCTCGCGCGACAAACTCTGTCGTAGCCAGCAACTTGCTGCTGTCGAACAGCGCCGGCGTCGGCGCGGTCGGGATGCCCAATAAAGCCGGCGACATCAACCGGGCCAGCCCGTCGGTGATGTCCTTGAACGTGAGCGCCGTAGTGCCCACAACAATGGGGCCATCTGTCACCAGTTGCCAAGCAGTATCAGCCTGCGTAGCGCCTTCCTCGACCGACACTGTCAGATTGGGTGTCACCTTGATGTTACTGTCGGCATCCTTGGCGCGAGTCCAATACCCGACCGCTACCACGTATGGGCCATTATTCTTGGCCACATATTGGTCTTTCACCAACACTCGATCACCCACGGCCAGAGTGACACCATCAATCGTCTGCAAGCCCGCCAGATTGATGTTCACCGTGGTGGCCACGCGCACGGACTGTTTCATGTCCAGCTTGCCCAGCTCTTCCAGAAGGCGCGAATCGACGTATTCCCGCGTAGCCAGTACCACTGCCGGGTCAATCTTCAACGTGATGTTGCCGGTGCTGGACACAATGAAATTCATCCGCACCACTTGCGTGCGACCCGAACCTTGCGACAGCAATGGCTTAAAGCTCGGCGCGCAGTTGGCCACGGCAACCAGATCACCGTCCGCGTCGTACAGGCCGATTTCGCGGATCCACTTACCGCCTTCATCGGCTGGAATGATCTGCTCAGCGATGATCACCGCCGTGTTGACCGGGTCAATGCGTAGCTGATTCAGGGGCTTGCGCCGCCACTCGTTTAACAGTCGGGTTTGCGTGGCCGACGGGACGGGATTCGGCGGATCCGCCAGCCCGTTCGGGTTGCCATCACCCACGCCCATTTCTGTGATCTTCCAGGCAATACCGAGCGCGTCGGCATTCGCCTGTTTGGCCCTGCCCACATTCGTGAGGATGGCTAAAAACTGCGAATTCGCATCAATCATGAATAAATATCCAGAGTGTCTATGGTGTGTTCGCGGCCGACCACGCCAAAGCTGCCAGTGACCTCAATGTCACGCATGACGGGCGGGTAAACGTCGATTTCGTCGCCGTCATACAGGGACACGGCGATATCTAAATTGCCCTTTGTTTCGAGGCTGATGGCCAATCCGACTAATTGCCGGGTCACGGGCTTAGCGTCATCAATCAGGCGTTCCAGCTCCTGATAGATTTCCTCGGTGATACCGGTTTCCAGTACGCCAACCTTCAACGCGAACGTTCCCGGCACACCCTCGGGCACGGTGTTGAACCACTCGATAATCTCGATCAGATAACCCAGCGGCTCGACCACCCGGCGTATCGCGCCGATCGTGCCCTTGTGCTTGTGGATGTAGAACGAGGCTTTGATGGCCGCGCGCTTTGTCGCTTCAGACCATCGATAATCCCAGCGATCCACCGACCACGCCCACGCCAGATGCGGCAGCAGATGCACCGGACAGGTGTCGGGGTTGTAGAGGTCGCGCAGTGGGACAATCGTCTTTTCGAAAAACGCGGCCTCCATGGCCCGTTCCAGTTGCGTGCTATTGAGCGGCAGTAGACTTTTCATATCAGCCCGCCAGCCTCACGTTGTAGCGCGTACAGAACGCCGCCTGAGCCTTGGTCGGAGCCAAGTCCTGCCACCCGACCAACTCAACCCGGGCAACGCCGGCAACGTGCAACTGAGCGTCAACAGCGGAGCGTGCGACCTCGACGCCCAGCCGCTTGCGTGGATTGATCCAACCGGCTAACCGGTTTTTCGCTTCGGCCAAACTGGCATCAGCTTCCGGGCCGGCGCCGGCCATATGCAAGATGGCGTCAATCTCGTAACGGATCACCTGCGCGCTTTGCACGGTCACACGATCACCGACCGGGCGCACGTCATCGTCATTCAACGCAGCGGCCACCGTCGCCAGCAGATCCGGCGGCGCTTCGCCTTCCCCGTCCAGCCCCAGCACCGTTACCGTAACGTAGCAAGGCTTCGGGCTTTCGGCCGTCGCGTCTGCTACTAAGCCCGAGGCGTTGCGCGCATGCAGGATGTAGCTGTTACGTGGGCCGGCTGTGGTCAAGCCCTCATAGGCCAGCTGAATGCGTTCGCGAAACGGGTCGTCGTCTTCCATGACCTTGGGCACCGGCGGCACCGCCAGCAGATCCTCGGCCTGAATAACCAGGCGCTTGAGATTGACGTTGGCCCCCAAGTGATCGAGATCGCCACGAATGGCGTGTGCCAGCAGCAGCGCCTTGCCGGCGTCATTGACCCGGGCACGGTTGCCGACCTTGATATAAGCCCCGACCTCAAGCGTCTTGACCACAGGATCGCTCTCCAGCGCGGCCGTCCAGTTGCCACCCATGTATCCGCGAAACACGCCCAGCCCGTCCTGATAAACCTCTTCGAAGTCCAGAGGCTCCAACACGGTCGGTGCCGGCAACGACGACAGATCAACGGTACTCATGCGGCCACCTCCAACGTGACGCTGTCGCCCA